AAAGAGGTAATGTCTCGCTATAGAAATAAGTTAGTTTACGATGCGAACACTGGTGAAGTTCGTGATGACCGTAAATTTATGAGTATGATGGAGGATTTCTGGTTGCCTAGAAGAGAAGGTGGTCGGGGAACCGAAATCACAACTCTACCAGGTGGACAAAATCTTGGTGAACTTGCTGATATTGAGTATTTCCAAAAGAAACTTTATAGAGCATTAGGTGTTCCCGAATCAAGAATTGCTACTGATGGCGGTTTTAATTTAGGTCGTTCATCAGAAATTTTAAGAGATGAACTTAAATTCTCTAAATTTGTAGGACGTTTAAGAAAGCGTTTTGCTGCTATGTTCAATGATATGCTCAAAACTCAATTAATTCTGAAGAATATTATTACTCCAGAAGATTGGGATTCTATGGAAGATCATATTCAGTATGATTTCATTTATGATAATCAGTTTGCAGAACTTAAAGAAACTGAAATGATGGAAGGTAGATTAAATATGCTTGCTACAATTGAACCTTTTATTGGCAAATATTATTCTACAGAATTTGTACGTAAGAGAGTATTACGTCAAACAGATGGTGAGATTGTAGAAATTGATACTCAAATTGAAGATGAAATTCAAAAGGGAATTATTCCAGACCCATCATCACTTGATCCAATAACTGGTGAACCATTACCACCTGAAGGTGGTGATCCAATGGCAACTGGACAAGATCCAATGGCAATGGGACAAGATCCAATGGCAATGGGACAACAACCTCAAGAGGATTTAGCAACGCAAGCCCAAGCAATTGATAAGCAATATGCAAAAGACACGAAGAAGTCTCAGTTATAAATAGGAAATATATACTATTTTAAGATTATGGAAGAACTTGTAGACTTAATTGCGTCTGAAGCTTCTCCGTCTGATGTTTCAGATAGGATTAAAGATGTTTTGTATGCAAAATCTGCAGAAAGATTAGATGCTCTAAAACCACATGTAGCTAATGCTGTATTTGCTGATGAGGTGATTGATGATGAAGAATCTACGGAACAAGAAGAATGAAACTCATTACAGAAGAAATTTCTGGTGTACAGGTTATCACCGAAAAGTATAAAGGTAAAAAAAGACTTTGTATAGAAGGTACGTTCCTTCAGGGTGGTATTAAAAACCGTAATGGTAGAATGTATCCTATAGAAACTCTTTCTCGTGAAGTTGGTAGGTATAATGAAAGCTTTATTAAAAAAGGTCGTGCTTTAGGTGAGTTAGGTCATCCTGAAGGTCCTACAGTTAATCTTGATAGAGTATCACATAAGATTACATCTCTTACACAAGAAGGTAATAATTTTAGGGGAAAAGCAACTCTTCTTGATACACCTATGGGTAAAATTGCTTCATCATTACTTGGTGAGGGTGTTATGTTAGGTGTTTCTTCTCGTGGAGTTGGATCTCTTAAAGAAGATCATACTGGTTGTAAAGTAGTTGGAGAAGATTTCCAACTAGCAACTGCTGCTGATATAGTAGCAGATCCTTCCGCACCAGATGCTTTTGTTAATGGAATTATGGAAGGAAAGGAATGGGTTTGGGATGGAGGTATACTCCGTGAGCAACTCGCAGAAAAAACTAAGAAATCAATTAATACTCTTGTATCACAAAAAAGGTTAGAAGAACATAAGTTGAGTCTATTCAACGATTTTCTAAATAACCTCTAAGTTTAACAAATCTATAAATAAGTATAGATTCGTACTGAATCAAGTAAACTTTACGTTGGCAACAATTCACTAAATGGAAAACATCGAAGAAAACGTAGTAACCAAAGGTGCAGCTGCTGCTCAACCATCAGAACTCGGTGGTGTGCCAGTAGAAGATCTTGGTGGACCTACCCCAGAAAACTATCGTCCTGATGACGATTCTGCAAAACTCAAAGACCCTGCAAGTACTCTTGCTCAAGTAAGAGATGTAGTTAATGCTAAGGCAGCTAAAGCTGAGGCAGTTTCTGACGAACTCGAAGATGGTCAAGAAGTTGTTGCCGAAGACGAAGTTACTACAGATGAAGTAGTTTCAGAAGAAGAAACAACAGAAGAAGGTACTGAAGTTGTTGCTGAAGAAGAATCTACTGAAGAAGAAGTCATTGAAGAGGAAGAGACCTATGACGTTGAAGCAGACGTTCAGGCACTTCTAGAAGGTGAAGAACTTTCAGAAGACTTCCAAAACAAGGCAAGAAACATTTTTGAGACTGCAATCAAAACTAAGGTTGTAGAAATCAAAGAAGAATTAAATGAGTCCTATGCTAATGCTCTTGTAGAAGAGTTAGATGGAATCAAGAAGACTCTAACTGAAAGAGTTGATTCTTATCTTGAGTATGTTGCTGATGAGTGGATCCAAGAGAACGCTCTTCAAGTAGAAACTGGACTTAAAACAGAAATGACCGAGTCATTCCTAGAAGGAATGAAGGGTCTTTTTGAAGATCATTATGTAACTATTCCTGAAGAAAAATATGATGTGCTTAACAGCATGGTAGATAAGCTTGATGAAATGGAGAATAAACTCAATGAGCAGATTGAGCGTAATGTTGCTCTCAATCAGCGATTAGCAGAGTCTACAGCAGATGTAATTTTTGCTGATGTAGCTGAAGGTCTAGCAGACACTCAGCAAGAAAAACTCGCTAGTCTTGCCGAAAATGTTGAGTTTGAAAGTGACACAGACTATCGGGAGAAACTAGTACAACTTAAGGAATCTTATTTCCCTACAAATACTAGCACTCCAAAGAGTACTTCTGAAAACTTATCTGAAGAGGTATTAGTTGAGGAAGAAACTAACCTTAATGCTAAGGATGTTAACCCAACAATGGCCGCTTATCTTGAGACACTTTCAAGAAGTGCTAAAAAGTGATTTTTAAACAATGATTTTTAAACCTAAAAGGTAAATTCAAATGCAAATGTACAATTCTGAGTACTTGCAGGAGAAGTGGGCTCCAATTCTCGATTATGACGGACTTGATCCAATCAAAGACGCACATAGAAGAGCTACTACCGCTATCCTGCTTGAGAACCAAGAGAAAGAACTAAGAGAAGAGCGTTCTTTCCTTTCAGAAGCTCCAACAGTTAACACAAATAGTAGTTCAAGTGCTGCAGGTTTCTCTGCTGACGCAACTGCTGCTGGTCCTGTTGCTGGTTTCGACCCCGTTTTAATCTCATTGATTAGACGTGCAATGCCAAACTTGGTCGCTTATGACCTTGCTGGTGTTCAACCAATGAATGGTCCTACTGGACTTATTTTCGCAATGCGTTCACGCTACAACAATCAGAGTGGCACTGAAGCATTGTTCAACGAAGCAGATACAGCATTCTCTGGACAGAATGATGGTCTTGACGTTAACACAGGCGACGTTAATACTAACGTTGGTTTAGGTACAACCGCACAAAGTGGTTCTAATCCAGGACTTCTAAACGGAGCTGTTCCTCCTGCTCAAACAACCGCTACTGAGTACAACGTTGGTCAGGGTATGCGGACTGATACTGCTGAAGATCTAGGAGACGGTGCTGGTGATCATTTCAACCAGATGGCGTTCTCAATCGAGAAAGTAACAGTTACTGCGAAATCTCGTGCGTTGAAAGCTGAGTACTCACTAGAACTCGCTCAAGACCTCAAGGCAATCCACGGTTTGAATGCAGAAGCAGAACTTGCTAACATTCTTTCTACTGAGATTCTTGCTGAGATCAACAGAGAAGTTATTCGTACCATCTATAACGTAGCAGAACCTGGTGCTCAGGCAAACGTTGCTACTTCTGGTACATTCGACCTTGATACCGACTCAAACGGTAGATGGTCAGTTGAGAAGTTCAAGGGACTTATCTTCCAGATCGAGCGTGATGCTAACGCAATCGCACAAAGAACTCGTCGTGGAAAGGGTAACATGATTCTAACATCTGCTGATGTTGCTTCTGCCCTAACAATGGCTGGTGTTCTAGATTACACCCCTGCACTGAACGCTAACCTTAATGTAGATGACACAGGCAACACATTTGCTGGTGTTCTACAAGGTAAGTATCGTGTATACATCGATCCTTATTCTGCAAACGTTGCTGCTAATCAGTACTACGTTGTTGGATACAAGGGTTCTTCACCTTATGACGCTGGACTGTTCTACTGCCCATACGTTCCACTACAGATGGTTCGTGCGGTTGGTCAGGATACATTCCAACCCAAGATTGGATTTAAGACAAGATATGGTCTTGTTGAAAACCCATTCTCACAAGGTACAACTCAGGGACTTGGCACACTTACTCGTAACTCAAACCGTTACTACAGAAGAGTTAAGGTCAACAACCTCATGTAAGAAGAAAGGATATAATTCCTTTAATAAAGAGACTCCTTCGGGGGTCTCTTTTTTTATCTAAATATGCTATAATATAATTAAAAAGTGG